GTGAAATAAGAAAATCTACAGTTGCAACCGATTTAGATACTATTAATAAATTAAATGAAACAAAAGTTTTAGTAGATGGTAAAGAAGTTGGATTAGGTAACTTACTAGAAGCAGAATCTGTAGCAGAAAAACTTCATTTGGGTATGATGTTTGGTGGTGAAGGTGTATTTGCAGATTCCGATGCATTTTATCAAGAAAGTGGTGGTGTAAAGGTAGATAAAGAATCATTAGAAAAATGTTTACCATTTGAAAATAAAAATGATATGATTCAAAATTTTGAAGTTGGTGAAGAAAACGAACAAGTGCAAAGAGGTGGTACTGCTATAACTGGGAGTTCTAAAATTATATACGCGGTAACCAAAGATAATAAACGATATCCAATTGGTGAAAAGAAACAACGTTCTAAGGCGGGTGTTTTAGGAAAGTTATCAACGGTTTATAATTATCATCCTGAATTACAAAACTGTCTTAAGTCTCAGTAGAAATTAAGGATTCTATAAGAATTTAATACTTATAGTAGTATAAAACATCGAAAAGAGACTGAATGAAAACTCAATTATTGTGTACTTTTACAACTAAAGAGAAATTACAAGATACACTTCAACAGATTAGAGAAACATATCATATAGTTTACAACTACATATATGTTCTACAGAATAAATCTGATTTGGATGAATTGTTTGTAACCTATAATATAGATACGGCATATAAGCCAGAAAAACCATTAGGTGATACTATATTAGTACACAGAAAAAAACAATCTAATACATTGTACACAATTAACGCATTAAACGAACTAATCAAAGAAGAAAATGGTGGAACTTTAGATAAAAGTTTTACTGTTGATTGGGATAAGTTTAAAAACTCCATCATAGTAACTAATGTTGATGGAACAAAGAGGATAAACACAAGAGTTTTTGATATTATAAAATTTTCTTAAAATAATTCACATTTTCCTTGGATATATGAAATCTTTTTCGTATATTTGTGTTAACAAATTAAATAAGTTATATGAAACAGCAAACTGCACAGCAATTCTGCGAAGAGAAATATCCTCAAACCACAAAAGAATTTAAAACAATATTAGATGAGATGTATGTTACCTTTTGTAAAAAAACAAAGGAACTACGGACCAGGTAATATATCAGTAGGTTCAAACTTAGAAACCGAAGATGATAAAAAAATAGCACTAACTGGGTTGTGGTTTAGGAAAAATGATAAAATCCAAAGATTATTACAATTAGTAGTAAAAGGACAACCTGATGAAGTTGGAGAGAATATTCAAGATACATACGAAGATTTAAGTGTGTATGGAATCATATCACAAATAGTTCAAAGAGGAAAGTGGGCAAAATAATTAATTTAAATATAAGTGAGGATATGATAACTACCTCTGATTTTGATAATACTAAATTCAGAAAACATAGGTTGGTTATGCATGTAGATGAAACTGATGTGATGAAAGAGTTCGCAAAAGTTGTTACCCAAAATGGTGGAGATATCTTAGAGATAGGATTCGGAATGGGTATTTCAGCTACTGAAATCCAAACTTATAATATTAAATCACATACAATTATAGAAAAACATCCCGAAATATACGAAAAAGCTTGTGATTGGGCTAAAGATAAACCAAATGTTACTATATTACATGCTGATTGGATTGATACCATTAATACATTAGATAGAAAGTTTGATGGTATATTTCACGATACTCATAGAGATGTTAACAAAGAAGTATTCCCAAAACTATCTACTAAATTAGCAAACGAAAATTGTATTATGACTATGTTTAACTATGGTACTAAAATAAAATTTCCAAATACAGATGTGGTTAAAGTAAAACTTGAAGGAAAGGCAAAGCACTACTTTGATAATGAATACTTTAACATAATTTATACTCATATGGTAAAAGGAAAATGGACCGGAAAAAACGTTAAAAAAAATGTAATTTAACCCTAAAAAGTATGCCGTTTTTGGTGGAACGTTATACTTATATATGTAAACACCGCGTGTAGGATAGACACGTAAATAAAACCATTAAAACAATTAATTTTTAAACTTAAAAGGAGTAATTATGGCAATTAACATTGACGCAATCAGAGGTAGACTGAGCAAACTACAAAACACACAAAAGAAGAGTGATTCATTATGGAAACCTACACCAGGTAAAACGCAAGTAAGAATCGTTCCTTACAAATTCGATAAGGATAATCCGTTCATCGAATTGTATTTTCACTACAACATTAACAACAAAACTTATTTATCACCACAATCATTTGGTAGACCAGACCCTATTGTAGAGTTTGCGGATAAACTAAAAAGAATGGGTGATAAGGAAGATTGGAAAGCAGCTAAACAAATGGAGCCGAAGTTAAGAACTTTCGTACCTGTTTTGGTTAGAGGGCAAGAAGGTGAAGGAGTGAAATTTTGGGGATTTGGTAAAACTGTATATCAAGAAATTCTTGGATATATCGCAGACCCAGATTATGGTGATATCACCGACCCAACCAGTGGTAGAGATATTACAATTGAATATCAATCCGCTGAAGAAGCAGGTACTTCGTATCCTGTAACAACTATCAGAGTTAAACCAACACAAACACCTTTAACTGAAAATGCTGATAACGTTCAAAAGTTCTTGGAAGGACAAACTGAAATTACTGATTTATATTCAGAATTATCTTATGATGAATTAAAAGAAGTATTAGAAGGTTGGTTAAATCCAGGCGCAGCAAATGAAAATGCTAGTGAACCTTCAGTAACGGCTCAAACCCTTTCTCAACCAAAGAAAGAAGCAGCCCCAGTAAAAGATGATTTACCATTCGATGTAGATGAGAAAAAACCTACACCATCAAAGAAAACTGATGATGTAGCAGCTGCATTCGATGATTTGTTTAACGGATAAACCCCAATAAATGGCGAAAAAAGAATTAGATTTAGCGGACATCCTAGCGGGTGAGCTTAACAAACAAGCGAAAAATAACAAAGTAGCATTCTTCTTAGATGAGGACGAAGCACCTACAAATGTGCAAGGTTGGGTATCTACAGGATGTGCTATGTTAGATGTAGCAATTTCAAATCGCCCTTATGGTGGTTTTCCTGTTGGTAGAATAGCAGAAATAACTGGATTAGAACAATCGGGTAAATCATTAGTATCGGCTCACCTCCTTGCAGAAACACAAAAGCAAGGTGGTGTAGCAGTTCTTATTGATACAGAAACAGCAGTAAGTAGAGAATTTTTAGAAGCAATCGGTGTTGATGTTTCTAAACTTCTTTATGTATCAGCTGATTCGGTTGAACAAATCTTTGATATGACTGAAACTATCATTGAGAAAGTTAGAGAAACATCTAAAGATAGATTAGTTACTATTGTAGTAGATTCCGTAGCAGCCGCTTCCACAACTAATGAGTTAGCAGCTGATTATAAGAAAGATGGATACGCTACAGATAAGGCAATTATTATATCTAAAGCAATGAGAAAGATTACCAATATGATTGGTAGACAGAAAATCTCATTGGTATTCACTAACCAACTTAGACAAAAGATGAACGCTATGTTCGGAGACCCTTGGACTACTTCAGGTGGAAAAGCAATTGCTTTCCATGCTTCGGTAAGATTAAGGTTAAAGAATATGGGGCAAATCAAAATGAAGGTAAATGGTAAGGATAAGACGGTTGGAATGAAAGTTCGTTGTCAAGTAGTAAAAAACAGAATGGGACCACCTCTAAGGGCGGCTGATTTTGAAATCTACTTTGATAGAGGAATAGATAACTACGGTTCGTGGTTAGGAGTAATGAAAGAAAATAAACTATTAAAACAGGCTGGAGCTTGGTACACATACATTGATACTGAAACTGGTGAGGAATTAAAATTCCAATCTAAAGATTTTATAGTATTAATGAAAGATAGAGTAGAAATAAGAGAACAAATCTATAAAAAGATATGTGAATCAACAATTCTACAATATAAATCAGATACCCTTGATGTTGAAGCAATGGAAAGGAATTCTGAAGGTGCCGAAGAAGAAGCATAAACAATTAAAGTTATGGCAAAATTAGATAAAAGAATGTTCGAAATGTTAAAATCAGAAGCAGAAGCTGATAAGAACAAAGCTTTGTTATCATTAGACCTACTTAAAAACTTTCCAAGTGGAATCGGAGACCATTCCACTAAAGATTTTTGGGATAATGCAACAGAAGCTTTGAAATTATTAGCATCAGCTGATGAAAGACTAGAAACTTTAGAAAAATATTTTTCTGAAGGAACAGGTAACATTAACGGGTAAATGAAACAACTATACAAAAACATATGGAATTCGGTTGAAAAAGAACACAGCCGAAATATCGATAAAAAACTCAATGATAGAGTATTAATTATCGATGGCTTAAATACATTTATCAGATGCTGGTCATCCATTCCTACAATGAATGATGATGGTGAGCATGTCGGTGGTGTAACAGGTGTTCTAAAATCAATAGGTTACGCAATTAGAAATGTACAACCGACTCGTGTTGTTGTTGTATTTGATGGACAAGGTGGTTCACTTTCTAGAAAAAAGAAATTTAGTGGATATAAAGCTCAAAGAGATAAGAATAAACTCAGAGTAAATCGCCAATATAAAGATTTGATGAACGATGAAGATGAGCGTGAATCAATGAAAAGGCAATTTGTTTGGTTAAATGAGATGCTAGATGCATTACCTCTAACTACAATGATTTACGATGGAGTTGAAGCTGATGATATTATGGCTTATATATCTACAAAACTTTTGAAGGAAGGTGAACAATCCGTTATAATGTCAACTGATAAAGATTTCTTACAATTAGTAGATGATGATACAATCGTATGGTCACCAACTAAGAAGAAGATTTATAATACAAAAATGGTAAAAGATGAATTTGGTATCGAATCAAAGAACCTTTTACTTTACAGAGTTTTGGATGGTGATAAATCAGATAATATACCAGGTGTTTACGGATGTGGTATTAAAACAGTAGTTAAACGATTTCCTGAAATTACGGAAGATGTTAAATTAACTGTAGATGATTTATTAAAATTATCAGAACAGAAAAATGAAGAGAAAAAAGGTAAGATAAAAATTTATAAAGATATAGTTGAAGCTAAAGACCAAATACTATTAAACAGAGAACTAATGCAATTAGATGATGTTGATATAAGTGGTAATATTAAGATGAACGTATTGGATAGATTTAACGAACCTATTTCTCCGATTTCAAAATTAGGATTTATGAAAATCCTAAATAAATACAAAGTAATCGGCAACTTTGGAAATATAAACGATTGGTTGCGTGATACTTTTTCAAATATAATTACGAAATAATTTGGATAATTCAAATATTTTTCGTATATTTGTTACAAATATTAAATTAATAAAAGATAAAAAATGGAAAAATTAAAACTGGATGGTTTTATTAATCGATATAATCTCGGTGGTGAGGTAGAATCGGTAATGTTAAACTCAACTGATACAAATGTATCGGTAAAAATGATATCAGATGACAAAACCTTATTAGGTGATGTTACTGTTACAGAAAAAGAATTCCCAACTGGGGATTATGGTATTTATACTACATCTCAATTAAAGGGATTATTAAGTGTATTAGATTCTTCAATTAAAGTAGAAGAAACAACAGGTGCATTAAAATTTAGTGATAAGGGAACTAAGGTTCAGTATATGTTAGCTGCACCATCAGTAATCCCAGCGGTGCCTGATTTAAAAGCATTACCACCATTTGATTCCGATTTAACATTGGATGATGAATTTGTTAGTAAATTTATTAAATCAAAGGGTGCATTAGCAGATGCTGATACATTTACATTCACTTGTAAAGATAACAAAGGAGAAATTATCTTAGGATATTCTTCAATCAATTCTAATAGAATTAGTATTAATGTTAATTGTGTATGTGATACAGATATCGAACCAATCGCATTTTCAGCAAAATATCTTAAAGCTATCTTAATGGCTAATAAAGGTTCTAATAAATCATCATTAAAGATTTCCTCTAAAGGATTAGCACATCTTGCTTTTACAGATGGAGATTATGTTTCTAACTATTACTTAGTAGAGATTAAATAATGAGTTTTTGGGATACCGAACCAGCTAAACCTGAATTTGTATTTGATGATGAGAAACAAAAACTCATTGAAAATATGGATTATCTTATGAAAATGTCTGTTGAAGAACAAACATTATATAAGAAATGGGTTGAGCTGCAGGAGGATTCTATGTTTAGAGATAAATCTACCATAGCATCTTATTATGATTGGCAATGGAAACCAACTGATATCAATAATAAGGAACTAACCATTAAAGAAATTAGTGAGTTAGAACCTTGTATTGAAATTGTAGATGATAAAGATAATGCCACAAAGTGGACACATCTTCGTAGAATGATTCATACAATGAGTTGGACCGCTAATCCAGGTAGGAATGTTAAGATATTTATTAAAGACAAAAAAAGTGGAAAAGGTTTAGGATTAGTATCACTTGCTTCGGATGTTACATCTATGGGTGTAAGAGATAAATACATTGGTTGGAATAAAGATAATAAGTTTAAAGAAGGTAAACTTAATTATACAACGATGGCATCCACTATAGTATGTACTCAACCATTGGGATATAATTTCTTAGGAGGTAAACTTACAGCTATGATGTGTACACTACCTGAAGTTAGAGAATTTTGGAAAAAGAAATATGGACAAACTCTAATAGCTGTTGGTACAACTTCACTTTATGGAATACATTCCCAATATAACGGAATCCCACATTACAAAACATTAGGTGAATCAGCTGGTAAGATTTCATTAAAACCAGATGATGAGTTTTATGACCCTTGGCATCAATGGATAAAAGAGAACAGAGCTGAGTGGTATCAGAAAGCTATTACCAATGAAAGAATCCGTAATGGTAAAAATATGGGAGCTGGTAAAGGTGCTAGTGGACCTGTAAGTGGTATCAAACAAAAGATACTAACTCAGATTTTTAAAGAATGTGGTATAAAAGCTACAAGCTATCATCATGGTTTTAAAAGAGGAGTATATCTTGCTATGATGTATGAAAACGGACCTGAATTCCTTCGTTCTGAAATCGAAGAGAGTGATTTAAAGATGAAAAAGAAATTTACTGAAGGTATCGATTACATCAATAATTGGTGGAAAAGACAGGCAATTAAAAGATATTCTAAATTGCATGATAATAATAAAATCAAACCAGACCATCTATTTTATATAGATGCTATTGGTATGACTTGGGAAGAAATGAAAAATAATTACTTAAAAGAAGTAGGTAGATAATGAACGAAAAAGAATTTGTACAATGGTTACGTGGATTTTTAGAAGGAATCCATCATTATAATATAACACCAGCTCAATTAGATACATTAAGAGATAAGCTAGATGAAGTGAAGCCAAAGAAAACACTTTATGAATACGGATTATCTTCTATATCTGATTACTGGACAACAAACAGAACATAATATATGGCATTTTTTGAAGAAACAGAAGAATCAGTAGATAATTCATTATGGGTAGAAAAATATAGACCTATAAGATTAGATGATTATGTAGGTAATGCACACCTTAAAGAAAAGATTGCACAATACATTGAAACTGGGGATGTACCTCATTTACTATTATTTGGTAGAGCAGGTACGGGTAAAACTACATTGGCAAAATTGGTTGTAAAATCAATTGAATGTGATTATATGATTATAAACGCATCTGATGAAAATAATGTAGATACAGTTCGTAATAAAGTTAAAAACTTCGCATCATCGCAAGGTTTTAAAAAGTATAAAATAGTAATACTTGATGAGTTTGATTATATGACACCAAACGCACAAGCAATACTTAGGAATTTGATGGAAACGTTTTCTAGACATTGTAGGTTTATTCTTACTTGTAATTACGTTGAAAAGATTATCGAACCAATACAGAGTAGATGTCAAACATTCCAAATCATTCCTCCAACTAAAAAGGATGTGGCTGTACAAATGGATAAAATCTTAAAAACCGAAGATGTAAATTATAAGGTTGAAGATTTAGTACCTATTATAGATTCAGCATATCCTGATATTAGAAAGGTAATAAATACCTGTCAACTTAATTCATTCAAAGGTGAATTAAAAGTATCTAAAAATGATTTAATGGATTCCGATTTTAAAACAAAAGTTGTAGAAATCTTAAAATCTTCAGATGATACCAGAAACAAATATACTAAAATAAGAAAAACTATCGCAGATTCTAAAGTACAGGATTTTACAGAGATGTATTCTCTTCTTTATAACAAAGTAGATGAATATGCTAATGGAAAAGTTAGTGGAGTAATTTTAGTATTAGCAGAAGGTCAACATAGAGATGCGTTGGCAGTTGATAAAGAAATACCATTTATGGCAACAATATTAAATATATTATCAAACATTAAATAAATTATGGCAAAACAATTGAAATTTGATGTATCCGCTAGAGAATCCTTAAAAACGGGATTGGATACATTAGCAAACGCAGTTAAGGTTACATTAGGACCAAAGGGTAGAAATGTTCTACTACAAAAACAACATGGAGCACCACACATTACTAAAGATGGTGTATCGGTTGCTAGAGAAATCGAACTAGAAGATGTATTTGAAAATATGGGAGCTCAGTTAGTTAAAGAAGTTGCATCCAAAACCGCTGATGAAGCTGGTGATGGTACAACTACTGCTACTGTTCTTGCACAAGAAATAGCTAGATTAGGTTTTGAAGCAGTAGAAAATGGTTCAAACCCAATGGAACTTAAAAAAGGAATAGAAGATGCAGTTAAGATAGTAGTTAAGGAGTTAAACAATCAATCCATTATAATTGGTTCTGATAAAGATAAAATTAAACAGATTGCTACAATCTCAGCAAACAATGATAATGTAATAGGTGAATTAATCGCTGGTGCATTTGAAAAGGTAGGTAAAGATGGTGTTATTACTGTTGAAGAGGGTAATGGTATCGAAACTTATATGGAGCTAGTAGAGGGAATGCAATTCGATAAAGGATATGTATCACCTCACTTTGTAACCAATCCAGAGAAAATGATGGCTACTTATGATAATCCATATATCTTATTATATGATGGTACTTTAGCATCTATGAATGATATTCTTCCTTTATTAGAAGGTGTATCGCAAGAAGGTAGACCACTTATTATTATTGCTGATGATTTAGCAGGAGAAGTTTTAGGAACTTTAGTTGTTAATAAAATGAGAGGTAATCTTCAGATATGTGGAGTTAAAGCACCTGGCTTCGGTGATAGAAAGAAAGAAATGATGAATGATATAGCAGTATTAACTGGAGGTCAGTTCGTTTCTCCTGAAGTTGGTATTACATTAGATAGTATAACATTAGGTGAATTGGGTAGTTGTGAAAAGATTACAATTGGTAAAGATACAACTACAATTGTAAATGGAGGTGGAGATTCTGATGGAATTATAGAAAGAATTGCTCACATCAAATCATCTATTGAAAATTCAACTTCTGATTATGATAAAGAAAAACTACAAGAAAGATTAGCAAAACTAAGTGGTGGAGTAGCTAGATTAAACATAGGTGCTGGTTCTGAGGTTGAGTTGAAAGAAAAGAAAGATAGAGTAGATGATGCACTTCATGCAACTAGAGCAGCAATCGAAGAAGGTATCGTTGAAGGTGGTGGAATTGCATTACTTAAAATACAAAATATGTTTGGTACTCCATCTGGTGAAGAATCAGACTCATATCTAAAGGGGATTGATATTATTAATAATACATTAGCATCACCACTTACTCAGATTTTAAATAATTGTGGAGTTGGTATTAAAGATGATATTGTAAGTTACATTAAACAAAATGGTGGAGGATATGATGCAAAAAAAGAACAATTTGTAGATATGTTTGAATCTGGTATCGTTGACCCTAAGAAAGTAACTAGATGCGCTATTGAAAACGCAGCATCTATAGCAGGAATGATTCTAACTACTGAATGTATGGTAGTTAATAAACCAAAAGAGGAAGTAGTAAATGGCTAATTCAATGTACACATGGGTTCAAGTAGAGAATCTAAGTAGTGGTTCTAAAGAGAAACTCGTAAAATTATTATCACCTGAAAGTGGTTCTTATCAATTAGATGCATCTACTTTTTCAGAAAGATACTTTGATGGGAGTGAACCATCGGAATCATATGATAAGTATTCTTTTCGAATTGATGAGTACGGAGCTAAATGGTGGTATGTAAATGATTGTTTGGATAATGGAGATGATGTAGAATTTAATATAGAAAGTGCATGGTCTGTACCACAAAACTTACTTGAAAAACTGAGAAATTGGTTAGTTAAAGAAAATACAGAAGTAATTGTAAGGGGAACATATGAAGATGAATCATATAATCCAACTGGTGCATTTATATACGCAAAGGATTATAGTGATATTGAAGATACCGATATCGGAGAAGAAGATATTGATTATGATAAACTTTATGAAGATGATGAATACAGAGATGGATTAGACCAGAAACGATTTGATTTAGCAGATAGCTTATATAAATCATATACAGAAACATTAAAAGAAAATAAAGATGGCTAAAATTATAGGAATGAATGGTGGAGGAAAAAACACACCACCAAAAGGACCAGGCGGACCACAACAACCAAAAATAGATTTATCTAAAGCAAAGGAAATGTGTTGTACTCATTGTGGGGGTACAATATTTATACCAGGTCAAAAGTTTTTGACTATTTCAAAAATTATTACTGGTACACCGCAAGATGCAATTATTCCCGTAGAGATTTGGTTATGTGGGGATTGTGGTGAAGTAAACGAACAATTATTACCTAAAGAATTTCAAACTAATAAAGATGGCTAAATCACTATTTGACCACATAAAGGCAATTACAAATGAACAGAATCCAAAGTATTTTGATACTTTAGAAGAAACTGATTTAAAGACATGGTCTAATTATATGATTCATAGATTCTTATCAATGAATTCAGATTGGATAGATTTAATAGCAGAATTACAACCATATACACAAGCATTAGAACCAAAAGCATTGTACTTAGCATATATTGGTATTTTACCAAAGGGTAGACATTATTTAAGATATGTTAAAGGTAAGAAAGACCAAAAGTATGAAGAGTGGTTGTTAGATTTATTAAAGATAGATTATGAATGTTCTAAAAGACAAGCTACAGAGTATTTAGAAATACTTTATGCAACTAGAGAGGGTAGAGAACAAATAAAATATATCTGTGAAAAGTATGGAACAGATAAAAAGCAAATAACAAAACTAAAATTAAAGGTATAAACCCTTGGATATATCAAATATATTTTGTATATTTGGTACAATAAAAGTTATAAATGGGAGAACAGGACAATTTATCCAAATTTGGTAAGTCATTTCAATCAAAAGTAATATCAGCTTTATTAACAGATGAAAAGTTTTTAGATAAACTTCAAGAAGTGATATCACCGAAGTTTTTTGAATCTGATTCAAATAAATGGATAGTTGATGAAATTATTGATTACCACGAAGAATATAGAAAACCACCATCAATGGATGTTTTCAAACATAAATTAGCAACGTTGGATAATGCTATTCTAAAAACAACAGTAGTTGAACAACTTAGACATGTTTATACTCAAATTGGTAATGTAGATTTAGATTACATCAAAAAAGAATTTACATCTTTTTGTAGGAATCAAAATTTAAAAGGAGTAATTTTACAATCAGTTGATTTACTAAAAGCAGGAAACTTTGATAGAATCAAAGATTTAGTAGATAAAGCTATGAAAGTTGGTACTGAAACTGATTTAGGACATGATTATAAAGATGATTTTATATCTCGTATGGAAGATGTAAAACGTTCAACAGTCCTTTCTGATTGGAAACCTATTAATGATTTAATGGATGGAGGATTAGGACCAGGTGAATTAGGAGTTGTAGTTGCACCATCGGGTGTAGGTAAAACTTGGATTCTAACTGCTTTAGGAGCATCTGCGGTAAGACAAGGGTTAAGTGTTGTTCATTACTCAATGGAGCTATCTGAGCACTATGTAGGAGCAAGATACGATACAGTGTTCTCACATATACCATCATCTGATATAAAAGAGAAGAGAGATATAGTAGAAGAAAAAATTAGAGGATTAAAAGGAAGGTTAATGATTAAGTACTTTCCACCAAAAGGAGTATCCTCCAAAAAGATTGCACAACACATTGATAAGATGATAGCAGCTGATAATAAACCAGATTTAATTATATGTGATTATGCTGATTTATTATTATCACATTCAAATAAAACTGATTCAACATATGCTGAGCAAGGTGGAGTTTATATAGATTTAAGAGGATTGAGTGGAGAGTATGGAATTCCTATTTGGACAGCATCACAAACTAATCGTTCAGCAATAGATTCAGAAGTTATTGAAGCAGATAAAATATCTGATTCATATGCAAAGGTAATGAATGCAGATTTCATTATGAGTTGGAGTAGAAAAGCTAAAGATAAATTAAACAATACTGCTAGGGCTCACATTATGAAAAATAGGTTCGGACCAGATGGAATTACCTTCCCTTGTAAGATGGATACCAATACAGGTTTCATAGAAGTTTATGATGGACAATCATCGGAAGGAATGTTATCAACAAAGGAATCAGCTAGTGGTGAAAATCAAAGAAAACAATTGTTGCACAAAAAATATGTGGAAAATATGGGCTTTTCGAAGTCTACCACAAATGGGGATAGTATGGGATTTTAAAATACTATCAAAAAAAGTGTATGTATTAGGATTTTTTTTCCTGTATATACTATAGTTATATTCACCGAAGATAATTTTCGGTATAATTCAAATTAATAAATAAAGAAAAATTTTATGGCAAATTCACAAGAACTATTCGAACAAATTAAAGAGTTATATACTCAATTCGAAGCAGAGCACAATGGAACAACGAAAGCAGCTAAATCAAGAGCTAGAAAAGCAATTGGTGAAGTTAAGAAACTTGTAACAGATTACAGAAAAGCATCAGTAGACGAAACTAAATAATAATAAAAGTTATATAAAACAATGAGCAAACTATTTAAAGAAAGAATTCCTTTCAAACCATTCGAATATCCAATATATCATACAGAAGGCTGGCTTAAACAAGCACAAGCATTTTGGTTACATACAGAAATACCAATGAGTGGTGATGTAAAGGATTGGAATGAACGATTAACAGATGATGAAAAGCATTTAGTAGGAAATATTCTTTTGGGTTTTGCTCAAACTGAATGCGCAGTATCCGATTATTGGACTAATATGGTTACTGATTGGTTTCCAAAGCACGAAATAAAACAAATGGCTATGATGTTTGGTTCGCAAGAAACAATACATGCTACTGCTTATTCGTACTTAAATGAAACTTTAGGATTAGATGACTTCTCAGCATTTCTGCACGAACCTGCAGTAGCTGAGAAGTTTGAACTCCTTACATCTACTACCGCTGAATGGAAACATGAAGATTTGGCAACAAATCCAAAGGCAAGACAGGAAGTTGGTAGAAGCTTAGCTATCTTCTCAGCATTCGCTGAAGGAGTATCTCTATATTCATCATTTGCAGTACTCTACTCATTCCAAATGAGAGACTTACTAAAAGGTATTGGACAACAAATGAAATGGAGTGTAAGAGATGAATCTTTACATTCTAAAATGGGATGTCAGTTATTCAGACATATGTGTGATGAATATCCTGAATTATTAGATGAATGTAAAGAATCAATTACAAAAGCAGCTGAACTCATTGTTCAGTTGGAAACAAACTTTATTGATATGATATTCGAAAAGGGTGATTTAGAAAATCTTGAGAAAGAAGATTTAAAAGAATTCATTAAGGATAGAACAAATCAAAAATTACAAGAACTAGGTTATGACCCAATTTTTGATTTCAATAAAAAGAAAGCAGAAAAGTTAGAATGGTTCTACCATCTAACAGGTGGATTAACCCATACAGATTTCTTCGCAGTTAGACCTACTGATTACAGTAAGGCAAATGAAGGTGAAGATTGGGGAGATTTATTTTAAAAAATTAAATAATAAAAAATGGCTAAAAACTACGGCGATGAGCATGGTTGGGAGTTGGGTGTTGATTTCCCGGAATGGGCTAACACCGAAATCTATGTAAAAACTATCTCAAAAGGTTACTTACTTGAAGGTGAAAAACCAAAAGATGCATATTGGAGAGTTTCTACTAAAGTAGCTCAACGATTAAATAAACCACAATTAGCATCAAAATTCTTTGATTACATATGGAAAGGTTGGTTATGTTTAGCAACACCAGTTCTTTCGAATACAGGCACCGATAGGGGATTACCTATATCTTGCTTTGGTATTGATGTTGGTGATTCAATATATGAAATTGGTAACAAAAACTTAGAGTTAATGTTACTCGCAAAACATGGTGGTGGAGTAGGTGTTGGTATTAATATGATTAGACCAGCTGGTTCTAACATTACTGGCAACGGAACATCCGATGGTGTTGTACCATTTGCTAAAATATACGATTCTACAATCTTAGCTACAAATCAAGGTTCAGTAAGAAGAGGAGCAGCATCTGTTAATCTTAATATTGAACATGAAGATTTTGAAGATTGGTTGGAAATCAGAGAACCCAAAGGAGATGTAAATAGACAATCACTTAATCTACACCAATGTGCAGTTGTAGGTGATAAGTTTATGAGAAAACTTGAACAAGGTGAACCTGATGCAAGAAGAAAGTGGGGTACATTACTTCAAAAGAGAAAAGCAAC